ATTCGACTTATAATTATTTTAGTTGTCTATTTAAGTGATTCTTTTATTTATTTAATTCTCTTATTTTGGAATACTTTGACAGAAAATGTCTGATGGTATATAATTATACTAGCACTATCTAAGACGGTAGAGCGGTTGTCTTCCACCAGAGAGTACAAGCTCTGTTCACATAGAAACCTTTTAAGGAACTTATGAAAGGAGGACACTTGTAAATGATAACAATTTCACTTCAAACCGTTTATTAT